GGTGTTATAGGACCAGAGGGTGCGAACAATGCACAGAAGGCAACATCAATGATTCCTACTGTATTGTTTGGTATTCCCGGCGCACCATTTGCAGCGGTGATTATGTCACTGTTTATGTATTTAGGGTTTGAACTAGGTACACCAGACTTAGCACATGACGAGCGTTTCTTTGACAGTTTAACATTTGGATTTATGTGGGCAACCGTGATAGTCGGTGTTTTTTGTTTGGTATTTACACGTTACATCAGTGCTATTACCCGTGTACCATACAAATATTATTTTCCTCTGTTACTTGTATTCATCACTTGGGCGTGTGTTCAATATACAGGTGGATGGGAAGATTATTTTATTCTTGTAGTATGTAGTGTTCTAGGCATACTGTGTAAAAAATATAAATTTAGTCGGCCAGCAATGGTCATTGGATTTATACTAGCAGAGCGTGTAGAGGCTCTAACACTACAAATGACCAGTTTGTATTCAATTGACCAGCTGGTTACTCGACCAATATTTGTTATACTTTTACTATTAACTACAGGTGTGTTTGCTTGGGGTATAACCATAAAAAGGAGATTAAATTATGCGTAAACTATTAATGAGTCTAGCCATGGTGCTAGGAATGACTTCGACAGCAAGTGCTGATTATATATTTGTTGTTCCACAAAAACCCGGCGGCGGAACCACTGTGTGGACTGAAATCGTTGCTAAAGAACTTGCCCCATTTCTTGGTGAGAAAATTATTATTAAAACTATTCCGGGAGCAAGAGATATTCCCGGCTTTAATAAGTTTCACAATGACCTACAGAAAGACGATAAGACTGTAATGGTGTCTCATGGTGGGAATGGTGTTTCATTTTTGCAAGAGAATGTTGATTACAATTATGCAGACTATACCAGCATTGGACTAATGAACTTGGACATTATTGCAGGCATCAGTAAAGACTTCAAAGAAGGTGATAAGATTTCATTTGCAGCTGGTTCTGGAATGGTGCCTGAAGCATTTGCAATGACAATGTTATTGTGTGGACCTGATTTGAGTATGGATCAATATGCTAAATGTTTTAAGAAAAATGTTATTTGGGTAGCAGGTATGAGTGGTGGCGAACGGCGTCTAGCATTCAAACGTGGTGAACTGAATGGCACAAGAGAGAATCCAGCATCATATAAAAAACATGTTGCATCAAATCCAAACGCTAAGGTTTGGTTTACACATGGTATTCTAGATGCAAATAGTGCATCACATACGGATGATCCAAACTATCCTAATATGCAGTTTGAGATTTTGTTCAAAAATAAGTATGGTGTCGCACCAAGTGGTGAGTTTTATGATGCATATAAACTTGTAAAAAGTTTTCGAGATGGTATGCAAAAGGCTATTTGGGTACGCAAAGACAATCCCAATGCACAGAAGTTGCAGGACGCACTTACAGCAATGAGCAAAGATGCTACTGCGATTGCCAATATCCAGAAGAAGGTTGGTAAGTATGAATGGAAGATTGGTGCTGATGGAAATCGACAGCGAGACGTTCTAATGACATTCATTACTAAAGATGCACTTCGTAATCTAGTTAAGTTTAATACAGAGGCACTTGGTTTAAAAAGTGTTTATAAAGCTGACCTAGTTAAGTAAAGTATGAATCACATTACAGTAATAAAATATACAAGTGCAGTAATCATCCTAATAGCAATGGTTCTGCACGTTGCAGGCATTACGCCTTGGAATAGTTTATTACAAATGGTAGGTGCTAGTGGTTGGGTTTATGTTGGATATCGTTGGAATGAGAAAGCAATTATATTGAACTTCCTGCCACAGTTTGCTATAATAATACCAATGTTGGTATGGATGTATATGTGATAAATTTAACTAAGGGCCCTTGACTTATCCTATTCCGTGTGGTAATATAGGATATAAGATGAGAAATGAAGACCTTAAAATGTTCAATTATGGAGAAGAACTATGAATATTGGTGATGAAGTTGTATACAACGGCGACTATGGTGACATTCTCTGTGGGAAGATCACTGCTATTGGTTCTGACAAGGACTCGTATGATGACATTAAGTTGGAAGACGGGGTGTTTATGTACAAATCCAAGAAGCTAAAGAAGTATGTTGAGTTCAAGGAGAAGTCTCTGCAATCCGTTTATATCGAAATTACCCGCCAGAGCACGAGAGGTGATAAAAATTTAGACTACATTCTTCCCAATGAACTCATTGGTAATGTCTAAATAACCAACCATGTTAGTAAAAAGAACAAATCACTGCTATGATCTGAATAGATGTCTAGTTGAATGGGATCATATTCAGTCACGACTCGGTGATAATCTGTGGTCAAAACCACTAGGTGTGAACCGTCAGACTTGTATACAACGAAGTAACAAGGATGACGTTAATCCATATACAGATGGAACTGGTTCGATAACGGGCAGAAAAGGCCCTGCCGGGGTTGATGGAAACAATCCAGTCAAGGACCATATTTTGATATCACAGTCTGACTACATTATATTAAATGATATATACGAGGGTACAGTTTTTGCTGATGTGATACGGGATATGCATGGTGAGCGTTCTAGAATTATGCATATGCAACCTCGCACCACATATTTCGTACATAAAGATAAAACCCCTCGTTATCATCTGGCTCTTACAACAAACCCAAATGCTTACTTTATTTTTCCTACTTTGAATGAGATAGTTCATATACCTGCTGATGGTTACGTCTATGAGGTTGACACTACGATACTACACAGTTTTGTTAACTGTGGACCTGACAGAATGCATTTGGTGATGTCAAAAGGAGCTCATCATGATCAAGTATAGAATTATAGAAAAACAAACGGTAACAGAGGGTATGTCTGAGCTCGAAGCTGCTGAAATGCTTATGGCTTTGCGAGACAGTGATCCAAAAAAGTTGTTTGATGTAGAACAGTATAATTGGTCAGCTGATGGTAAACGATTAGGGCGTGATCCAGACCTTCATTAAACTATTATAAATAGTCCCATGCAAGATTTCATGGGTAAAGATGGTTTTAGTTGGTTCGTTGGTGTAGTTGAAGACAGGAACGATCCTGCTCAGTTAGGTAGGGTTCGTGTTCGTGTGCTTGGACGGCACAGTGATGACTTGACTCAGGTTAAGACTACTGATCTTCCGTGGGCGCATGTGATGCATCCTGTAACTGATCCTTCTATGCAGGGGTTAGGTCACACACCGTCATTTCTAACACAGGGTTCGTGGGTCGTTGGTTTTTATAGAGACAATGAAGCACAGCAACCTGTCATCATGGGTACATTGCCGGGTATTCCAGATTCAGAAGCTAATCCAGCATCAGGATTTAATGATCCAAGAGGAAAAGATTCACCTCAAAAAGGATTTCAGTTTAAACCAAAACATGGACCATATCCCGGCAATATAACTCATTCTGGACATAAAGTTGGAGAATCAGATACCAATCGTTTAGCTAGGGGTAGAGCATCAGAATCACATCAGTCTCTTATTTCCCGTAGAGAACAAAGACTAGCTGGTGATCCCTCTGGGGAAACTCCCGAAGATGTTGATGAGGGCATTGCTTACGGTATTCCAACTGCAACCAAAACAAACATAAAAACCGTCAGTGGTGAATTAAAAGAAGATGAAAAACGAGGTTTCTGGGAAGAGCCACATCCCAAAGGTATTATTGCAGATGCAAATCCGTATATCTCCTCGGCCTATCCTTACAACCATGTATTTGAGTCTGAGTCTGGTCACATTACGGAAGTGGATGACAGTCCCGGTGCAGAACGAATGTTTCGTCAGCACATGGCAGGAACATTTGAAGAGATTCATCCTGATGGCTCTGTTGTTACCAAGATCATTGGAGATAACTACGAGATTGTGATTGGTAGTGAGAACATCGTTATCAAGGGTTCTCAGAACATCACAGTTGAGGGTTCAGTAAGAGAGCTCATCAAGGGTGACTACATACAGGAGATAGAAGGTGACTTCGTTCAGAAGATTCACAAGAACCATCGTGTCAAGGTAGGTGCTGCAAACGATGCACATCCAAGAGGCCCCGGCGGTAATCGTGAAGAAGAGATTATTGGCAATCATTCTTTCAATATCAACTTGGAGGTTAAGGGCAGAGTCGGTGATGATTCGGTTGTCAGATTTGAGAAATCTAAAATTCAATTTGTTGGTGGTGGATATGATTTGGATGTTACGGGCAAGGAGATGGGTTCAAACCCCGGCGGCAATGGTATTTACATAGCAACTGATTCTGACTACACCGTCCTTGCAGGGACTAATATATCTCAGTCAACCATATCAGGGATTATGTCTCTGAAGTCTGGTAGTACACTGAATATAAAGTCAGCAGCTGCAATGACAATCAATCCTGAGACTACACTGAGTCAAATCGTTGGTACTTCGTGGACAAGCACCACAGGAACAACATGGGCGCATACCTCTACAGGTAATGCTGAGATTAACGCAGCAAGGATTGACTTGAACTAATGGCAGAATTTCAATTTATAGTGAATGGAGAACTGGTTACTTACGATAAATATGAAGATATACCAGAAGATTTTGAAAATGTTATCAAGTTTATACCAGACGTACCAGAACCAGCTGGTGAAGATGGCAATCACACTGATGAACAACATGAATCAATGGCAGTATGGAATGAAAGACTGCAAGAGCTTATGGAGAAAGAACGTGCCCGCAGCAACTAGAATTGGTGATGCAGATGTTACACACTGTTCCACCCCAGCAAGAGCAGTAGGTTCTCCAACCGTGTTTGTGAATAATATTGCATGGTCAAGACAGGGTGATAACAATACATCACACCTGTTACCCGGCGCTCCGTGTCCATCACATGCAGCACCAATTGCAACGGGTTCATCGACTGTCTTTGTCAACGATAAAGGTGCTGGTAGAATTGGAGATGGTATCAGTGGTTGCACTTCTGTTGCTGCTGGTAGTTCAGATGTATTTGCGGGGGGTTAGTCATGGTTGATTTTAAAATTCCAAATTTGTGTGGTGCTAGTCCAGAACTGAATGATGTTCTATCTAAACTTGCTGATGCGAAAGCAGACGCAAAGGCAAAACTTAATGAAGCCGCTTCTACTGCTGCAGCTGCGTTTGGCACAGCGCAAGATGAACTTGCGGGTCTGAAGAATAAACTTCAATCAATTGAGATACCAACTCTACCACAACTAAACTTGCAGGCAGAAATTGCAAGTCTTGCTTCACTGATACCCGGCACCCCAGCTTTTCTTTCTGCTCTTGCAAAAATTAAAACAGAGTTTGAAGGTGACATCAAGGCGGCCGGTTTAGAGTTAGATAGTCTTGTTAGCGATGCAACTAAAACAATACTAGGGGGTGGTGATATTTGTGCGCTTGTTCCCAATCTTGAGAAAGAGTCAGGGAGTACTGAACCAGCAGTGCAAAAACCTATTGCACCAAAACAAGCAGCTGCACCTGCCGTAACTGAAGCCGCCTCGGTATCAAACGATAATGCAACTGTTACAGCAGCAGTTGCCGAAAATAAAGAAAAGACGGAAGCTTATGCGGTTACTAATAAAGCACCAACTGAAGATAGTGGTGCAATAACAATTGTAAAGTCAGATCAAAAAATTAAAAGTCCAGCTGGAGGAGATGTAAATGTTGCGCCAGCTGGATCAGGAAAAACCTTTTCTCCTGATGGGGGCATGCCTAATAGAAGAGCATCTATGACAGAGAAGCTTAAATTGTCTCAAATAACAAATCTTGGTAAAGATGGAAGCTTTGGTGAACGGTTCTCAATGAAAGTTACATTAAAGAATCAACCAATAGACAAAATTTTAATTCATTTACACTTTGGAGATACTATGAAAAATTTTCTTATAGTACCAGAGGAGGGTTCAACCAACGCAAAGACCATTGGTACATATTATAATAGTTATTATGGTCAACATATGTTTTCGTGGATAAGCACCGCCGCTAATAGTACGGGTTCTCAAAACATAAAACTTAATGGGAAAGAATTGATATTCTCTTCACCTGCATCTTTGGCAGATCACCCCGGTAATATTGTTAGTGTTGATAATGAAATTCTCAACGTAAAAGGCACATTTCGATGTTATGGCTCACATCCCAAATCTGTATTAATAGGTGGCGTATTTGGGCCCGGAAGATTTTTGAGTGACAAATCTTTGAATAAAGAATTCGGGGGTTTTGCAGCAGTCATACAATATGTATACTTAGATAACTATGATCCAGAACCGGCCTGACGTAAAGATATAAATACAAACACATATAAAGGAGTTATATTATGGGAAAGAAAACATCAAGGTCAACACAAACATCAAAGGGTGAACGTAATAATGTTAGCAAGTCTGCAATCAAGGCAGTTCGTAGAAATTATATGAACAACGATCTTGCAAGAATGAAAAATCAGATTGCTGCATTTAAGAGAGGTAAGAATGTTATGGTGACTATTCCTAACTCAAATCCAAATGAAACAAACAAACGATTTATTCGTGTTAATGCAAAAGACGTTTGGAAATCTAATAATAAGTTTATGATGAAACAAAACACATCAGAGAGTGTATAAATATAATAAAAAGGAATACACATGGGTTGGAAAGATGCATATACGGACGGTACGTTTCAAGGTGAAAGCCGTTCATCCCAATTGTATTCTGATATTGATTTATTCTTTGGACCAAAGACGGGAACGGGCGATGTTAATAAGGTAACTAATTTTACGGCAGTCAAGCGGTCTGTAAGAAATCTTATCCTAACAAACTTCTACGAAAAACCCTTTCACCCAGAAATTGGTTCTGGTGTAAGAGATATTCTATTTGAACCTATGACGCCAATCACTGCATATGTTCTAACTATGAAGATCGAAGAGGTGATTGAGAACTTTGAACCAAGGGCTAGACTCGTTGGAGTTCGAGCTCAACCTAATCTTGACAACAACGCATATGAAGTATCCATTGAGTTTTATGTTGTTAACGCCCCAACAGAACTTGTGAATATGGAAGTTCTATTAGAGAGATTACGATAATGGCAACGACTAGAA